GAAGTCTTTTAAATTGTATTTTTCTATTAAGTAATCTATATTTTTGTTCTCTTCTCTTGCCGCATTTTCTATTTCTTTTAAGAGTTTTTCTTTTTCATAAGTTGTTAAATGTGTATCTTTTTCTATTTTTATATTGCGTTCCATAGGGACATCATATCCCATTAACCAAGGTTCTGATACATTTAGAATTTTTGATAACTCATCAATTGCGTTTTGTCGTGGGGTGATTTTACCGCTGATGTATTGACTTAATGCCGATTTTTTTATATTTGTTTTTTCAACTATATCAGATTGGGTTAATGCTCGTAGATTCATTGCCTTTTTTATGCGAATGTGGCATTCCTCTTTTCTTCCCATTTTAAAAATTCCTTTCTGAAATTTGATAATACATTATACCCCATAGTTTAGAAAAAATCAACTATTTGATAAAAAAGTTTATTTTAAGTAAAAAAAAGTATTGACATCTTTAAAATGTTGTGGTATCATATGTTTAGTTAAAATAAACAAATCATTAACAGGAGGTGGTTATGAAAAAAAGAAATTACTCAATGTTAAGGGGCAGAATAAAAGAAAAATTAAAAAATGAATATGTTTTGGCAAAAGAACTAGAATGTTCAAAAGCTACTTTAAGCAAGAAATTGAACAATGAAACAGATTTTACACAAGATGAAATTGAAAAAGTTTGTCGGATTTTAGAAATTGATAGAAAAGAAATACCCTCTTATTTTTTTACCCCTTTAGTTTAGTTATAATAAACAAAAAGATGAGTATTGCAAACATCTAAACAAATGCTGGTAGGAACGAGAAAATTAAACAAAAAATAAAGAAAGCGAGGTAGAAAAATGTGTGTAGATACGGAAGAAGGTATTTTAAAACTTATGGATAAGGATGAAATAGAAAAGAGAATTAAAACAAAATACGATTATAAAATACGTAGATATCGTAATATAGCATTTTTAAGCGTTTTAAATTTCATTTTGTTTTTATCTATTACATCCTTATATGGAAATAAAATAGATACCAGGATAGTTTATGCTATTTTTTTCCTGCTAAGTTTTTGGCTTTTCATACTACTAGATTTAGAATGTACGGATTGATGATATTAATCATTTTCATCTAAATGATCTTAGTTGGAACGGAGAAATTTATTATAAGAAAGCGAAGTGAGAGAATGGAAAAAGAAACAAAAAATGAATGGAGACGATTTAAACCAAAAGGAACGGAAGAAGAAATGGAAGAATTAGATCGCCTAATGTCAGAAAAAGAACTAACAAGAGACGATTTAATCTTAATTTTTAAATGTTTAGAACCTATATGGAAGAATATTTTGTAATCAATCTATCTAAAATATCTTTTAACTCTTCTTTGGAATAAGCGTACAGCATTTCTTGTCTGTCAAGACGATTGTCAGTATTCCAAACATAGATTATGGCTTTGTATGATCCTTTAGAATTTAACCCTGATATTTCAAAATCGTATTTGTCTAATTTAAGGTAAATGCAAGGTTCTTTGTCAACAGTTTTAACAGAATATTCAGGGCCTAAGAATTTCAAAGTTTCATTAAATTTTTTACCCATAATGAAATTAACCTCCTTTCAGTTGTAAGTTGTTTTTATTATACCTTGAAGGGGAAGGAAAATCAAAATAAAAGGAAGTGGTTAAATGAAGCATAAATGTCGTTAAGGGACTAAGTAATGAGAAAACAAACACCAAAAAAAATCAAGGGGACGGCAATCCCGGAAAGGAAAAAAGACTATGGAAGTTTCAGAATCGTGGATAAGGAAACAGGCCGCAAAATTGCAATTGACAATAAAGGAAGCCGCTGAATTTGTCGGAAAAGGTCAGCAATATGTAAGAGTAGGATTGCAGACAGGAAGACTTAAATTTGGAACGGCAGTACCCAAATTTAAAGATGAAAATGAAAAAGAAGCAAGAAGAAGAGCTGGGAAACGTAATTGGGACTATGATATTCAAAGGGTACATGTTGAAAGATATGTTGGAATAAGCTATAGAAAATTTTTGGAACTGAAATATGTGGTAGTAGCATAATAGGAAAGGGATGTGAATTTAAAATGAAATATGATGCTTTATTAATGGTAAACAATCAAAATAAAGAAACAAGAAGAAAAATGGAAGAAAGAAAAATTAAGAACAGAATCAAGAAACTTGTAAGAAAGGTTGGACTATCAAAATGACAATAAGAGAAAAACTTGAGTTAGAAATGGACAAGGAAGAGGTTAAGAGATGGGAGGAAGAAAATGCTGAAAGTGAGAAATCTGATAAAAATAATATTTCTGATAACAATGACAGTTCTGGTGCAGTTGGAAGTGATTAGGGAAAAAGGACACTGGGTGGCTGGTGGAAACTTAGCATTTCCAGTATTATTGGCGATATTGTTTTGGTGGCCATCTTATTTTAAAAAATGGAAATAGTGGAGGTATAAAATATGATTGGAATTCAAGTAGATGAAGACGAACTTTTGATAAATGAATGTATTAAATGCGAATCAGAAGAGGATTATTATATGATACTTGATGAGCTTTACAGAGATAGAAGGGAGGAAATAGAAAATGGGAACTTTGACTGATGTTCCAATAGGAATAAACGGAAAAATTCATTATGCAGATGTTATGGTACGTGGAACTGTTTCAGAAAAGTCAGAATGGATTTTGGAAGAGTTTAAGAAGCTGCCGCTTTATCTTCAGAAAAAAATGCTGAAAGATTTGGGAATACTAAAAAAAATGCCGATACTGCAAATATCGACAACATATAAAAACAAACTAAGTAATTATACCACTAAGAAAGGAAAAATGCAATATGTCAGAAAAGTTAAATGTGACAGTAAGAACATGGGAACTTTTGGAAGCTGTTAAAATTGTAGAAAATTTTATAAGTACTGAAAAAATAGGGAAAGAATACCTTAAAGGAATTTGTATTGAAACAAACCAAAAAGAGAATATATTGATTTTGAGAACAACAGATTTAAAAATATCTGCAAAAGTTGAGATGTTAGGACAAGTAAATAAGGCTGGGAAAGCTGTGGTTTCGTGTAAAATCTTTAAAGATTTAATAAAAGGCATTTCTGGTACTAATGTCAACATAGCAATTGAAAAAGAAAAAATGGTTATTCAAACAGCAAATTCTAAAAGCTTAATTTCATTAATAGAGGATGTAGAGTTCCCAGTATGGGCTGGGGTAGACAAACTAAAATATTATTCAGTACAAAAATCAGATTTGAAAAATATATTTGAGAGTGTAAAATTCTCTGCTTCAGTTAATCCTGAAAATGAGGCAGTGAATTGTGTAAAACTTGAGTACGAAGAAGAGAAATTAAAAGCCGTTGGAACTGATACGTACAGATTGTCCTATGCCGAAATTGATTTGAAGGATGGCGAGAGTCATCCTGAAGAAGGACTTAATGCAAGCGTTCCTTTGAAAGCGGTTAATGGACTTGTTAAATCTATGAAATCAAAATTGGGAATTCCTAGAGAAAAAGTGCTGATTGTTTGTGATGGTGATAAGGTGCTGTTCAGGTTTGCAGGAATTGAAATTGTATCGGATTTAACTAAGTTAGAATTTCCGGACTATAAAACTATAATTAAGAATTTGAATGTGGATAAACAAGCAGTTCTTCACACAAAAGATTTTATTGCTGTGCTTAAAAGGGCTTACTCCATAGCAAAAGACAACAAGGAAGCTAAAAATGGTGCAATATTTGATTTTAGCCAAAATAAACTGACAATAAAATCAATTGATGAATTCTCGGAGTTTAGAGAAGAAATCACAACACTTTACATTGGAGAGGATTTAAAAATATCATTGAATGTAAAATTTTTAATTGACTTTATTGGTAAAGTTAAGGATAAAACAACAGTGATTAAAATGTTAGGCAATAAAAGTACTGTACTTGTAAAAGGTGAAACTGATGATAATTGGATATATCTGACAATGCCTTTGGCATTGAGAGAATACTAAAAAAAGAGGTTGAATAATGAAACTGGAAGTACAAAAAAAGCAATTGTCAAATGAAAGAAAATTAGATGAAATTATAAAATTGATGAAGGAGATTTTAAACAATGGAATTAAAATTAGTGATTGAGATTGAAGAAGGAAGCAAACCAATAATTAAAGAGTTTTCAAGAGCGTTAATGGCACTGGGGAATACTACAACGATTACAAATCCTGCCGGAACAGTTGTTGGGAAAATTCAAAAGTTTATGCAGCCAACACCTGCAGAAGATGAGTATGTTAAACAAGAGTTGAAAAATTGGCAGACTAACGATGTAAAAGAAGTTGAAGAGAAAAATGACACTGCGGAAAAGTCTGAGAACATTGTAAAAAAACCTCAAAAAGAAGTTGAGAAGAAGCCGAAAGAAGAAGCCAAAACTATAGAAACAGAAATACCTAAAAAAGAAGAAAGTGTTCCAGCAGCTGCTGTTCCAAGTTTAACACTTGAACAGTTAAGAGCTGGATGTGCAGAAATGTCAAGGCTTGGAAAAGGTGCTGAATTAAGAAGGCTTATAAGAGAAGTTTACAAAATACCAAAACTGGATGATTTAGATCCTAAAAACTATGAAGGTTTTGCAAATGATTTAAGAGAGTTAGGAGTAAGAATTTAATGGAAGGAAACCACAAAGATAGAACACACGCCCTGCTTAGTGCAAGTGGGGCTAGTAGATGGATGAACTGCAACCCGAGTGCAAGACTTGAGGATATGTTTCCTGATGAATCAAGTGAGTTTGCAGAAGAGGGAACTTTAGCTCATGAAATATCCGAGCTGAAACTGACTAAATACTTAAAACCTATGAGCCTTCGTACATTCAATAGCAAAATGAAAAAGTTGAAGTCACACAAATTATATAAACCTGAAATGGAAAACTATACGGATATTTATGTAGATAATATAAAGGAGCTTCTGATGTCGTTTGATAAGCCATGTACGGCTGAGATTGAAAAAAAAGTTGATTTTAGTGAGTATGTTCCAGAAGGCTTTGGAACTTGCGACTTTGTTACAGTGGATAATGGAACCTTGTACATACGTGATTTGAAGTACGGAAAAGGTGTGCCAGTATCGGCAGAGGACAACCCACAGCTTATGCTTTATTCACTAGGAGCTTATCTTGAATTTTCACTGTTCAATGACATTGAAAATATAAATATGGGAATTATACAGCCGAGACTGGACATCGTAAGCATATTTGAGATTTCAGCAGACGAACTTATGAAATGGGCAGAAAACGAAGTCAAGCCTAACGCTGAAAAAGCGTTTAATGGTGAAGGCGACTTTAAGATTGGGCAATGTACATTCTGCAGGGCAAAGGCAATATGCAGGGCTAGGGCAGAAGCCAATATGTCGCTTGAAACAGAGATGAAACTTAAAGGTAACATATTAAACAATGAAGAAATGGGAGATATTCTTAACAGGGCAAGGGATGTTGTGAAATGGGTTAAGGATATTGAAAACTACTGCCAACAAGCAATACTTCGAGGAGAGTATGTGCCAGGATGGAAAGTTGTTGAAGGAAGGTCAGTAAGAGCGTTTTCAGACACCGAGAAGGCGATGGAAGTTCTGAAAGAAAAAGGAGTTGCAGAAGAGCTGATGTATGAAAGAAAAGTGCTTACGTTGACACAGCTTGAGGGAGTAGTAGGGAAAAAAGATTTCAATGAGTATGTAGGGGATTTCATAATAAAACCCAAAGGTAAACCTACGTTAGTGCCGGAGTCAGATAAAAGGGCTCCATATATAAATGATGTTATCAATGCAAGTGATGATTTTATAAATTTAGACAATAATGGAAAGGATGATTAGAATGGAAAATTTAAATGGAACTAGAGTAACAGTAAGAGGGAGATTAAGCTATGTGCATGTATTTAAACCGCATGCATCAGTACCAGGAGCAGAGGAGAAGTATAGCACAACGATTCTTGTGCCAAAAAATGATGTGGAAACAAAACAGAAAATAGATGCGGCAATAAAAGCGGCTACAGAGTTAGGAGTATCAGAAAAATGGGGAGGAAAAATGCCAAATACAGTATTTACCCCAATTTGGGACGGAGATGGCGTGAATAATAGTGGAGACCCGTTTGGTCCTGAGTGTAAAGGGCATTGGGTGTTTACAGCCTCTGCAAAAGTTGACTATCCTCCACAAGTAGTTGATAGAAGAGTACAACCTATAACAGATCAGAGTGAAATTTACAGCGGATGTTATGCAAATGTGGCTGTTAATTTCTTCCCGTATCTGTTCCAAGGGAAAAAAGGAATAGGTGCAGGATTAGGAAACGTACAGAAGATTAAGGACGGAGAAAGCCTTGCAGGTGGAAGAACCGCTGAACAGGATTTTGATGTTGTCGATGATGAAGATGACGCTTTATATTAATAGAAATTTAGATAATCACGTGGGTTTATCCTGCGTGGTTGTTTCAAACTAAGGAAGGATAAAAATCAGATGGATGTATTAAACATAGATATTGAAACGTTCAGCAGTGTGGACATAGCAAAAGCGGGGCTTTATAAATATGCTCAGAGCCATGATTTTGAAATCCTTCTTTTTGCTTATTCGCTAAACGGTTCTGATGTAAAAGTTGTAGATCTGGCTCAAGGGGAAAAAATCCCCTATGAAATAATTGAAAGATTAAACGATGGGAAAACTCTACTGCGTGCATACAATGCTGCATTTGAGTGGAGTTGCCTTAATCAGGCTGGGTATCCGACATCATTAAATCAGTGGGAGTGCACAATGATTCATGCCTATTATGCAGGCTATCCTGGCGGACTGGAAAAAGTTGGTAAGGCACTAGGATTTAAGGATGACAAGAAAAAATCAGCAACAGGGAAGGCTCTTATAAAATACTTCAGTGTTCCCTGCAAGCCTTCAAAGAGAAATGGTGAGAGAACTAGAAATATGCCCCACCACGAACCTGAAAAATGGCAACTGTATGTCGAGTATAACAGGCAGGATGTTGTGGCAGAAATGGCAATTGCCAACAAACTGAGAAGTGTCATTGTTCCTGAATTTGAATGGGATTTGTGGAGAACCGACATAAGAATGAATGCTAATGGGATCAAGATTGATACGGAACTTGTCGATAGTGCCTTGTATGTAAGTGGTACCTGGAATGAACATTTAATGGAAACTGCAAGACAGATAACAAAGCTGGACAATCCAAACAGTACGGCTCAATTGTCGAAATGGTTAAAAGAAAATGGAGTAGAAGTAGAAAACTTGCAAAAAGCAACTGTGAAAAAACTGATTGATGAGACTTCAGGGGATGTGAAGAAAGTGCTTGAAATAAGGCAGGAGCTTAGCAAGACAAGTACTAAAAAATATGTGGCAATGAGAGAAGCGCTTGGAAACGACAGAAGAGTGAGAGGGCTTTTGCAGTTCTACGGAGCCAACCGTACTGGACGCTGGGCTGGGAGGCTTGTCCAGGTTCAGAATCTTCCACGAAACTACTTGGCAGATCTTGACGACGCAAGGGAAATAGTAAAAAGAAGAGATGTTGACACGTTAAGCGTTTTATACAGCAACATACCTGATACTTTGTCACAGCTAATCCGTACAGCTTTTGTTCCGGAGGAAGGGAAGAAGTTTGTAATTGCAGATTTTTCGGCGATAGAAGCAAGAGTGATTGCCTGGCTTGCTGGAGAGCGGTGGAGAACTGAAGTATTCAGGACTCACGGAAAAATTTACGAAGCGTCAGCTTCACAGATGTTCGGAGTTCCAATTGAATCAATCGCAAAAGGCAAAGAAAATTATCATTTGAGACAGAAAGGGAAAATTGCTGAACTTGCATTGGGATATCAAGGTGGACCAGGTGCATTGACTGCAATGGGTGCGATAGACATGGGGCTTACTCAGGAAGAGCTGCCTGAAATAGTACGGATGTGGCGAAATTCAAACCGCAGAATAGTTGACTTATGGTACAGCCTTGGAAACGCTGCAGTAGATGTAATTGAATCAGGCTCAAGGGTAGCAGTAAAAGACCTGTTACTAAGCAGGGAAGGGGATCTGGCAAATGGTATGGACTTTTTCACCATAACACTTCCAAGTGGGCGTAAACTGTACTATGCTAACCCTGGAACTAGGGAAAATAGTTGGGGGTCGCAAGTTATTACTTACAAGTCAAGTAATCAGACAAGCGGAAAATGGGAAACGACAGATACTTATGGCGGAAAATTAACGGAAAATGTAGTTCAGGCTATCGCAAGAGACTGCCTTGCAGTATCAATTAAAAGATTAACTGAAAAAGGATTTAAAATTGTAATGCACATTCATGATGAGGTGGTCATTGAAGCACCTATGGAAACATCTGTAGATGAAGTGTGCGAGATAATGGGGCAGGATATTGAGTGGGCTGAGGGGCTTATATTAAGGGCTGACGGCTTTGAAACATTGTATTATAAAAAGGATTAGCGAAAGGAGGAAAAATGACAAATAGGGAAATAGTAATGTGGGCGGGCGGGAGCAGAAAAGAAACTCACGGGAAAACCGAGAAGCTGCTGTGGAGCGAGTTTATTAAAAGGCTTGAAAATCCTACAAGGACAACAGAAACGTATGAAAAGTTTATGAAACTTAAAAAATCACAGCAGGATAACCTGAAAGATGTCGGTGGATTCGTTGCTGGGGAATTAAAAGATGGAAAGCGTAAAAATACAAACTTGTTAAACCGTTCGCTAATTACCTTGGACCTTGACAACATTTCAAGTGGCAAAACAAAAGAAATTATGGAAAAAGTC